TTTATCGACTAATTTGCTATTTTAAGGTTATTATTCAATTAATAACATAAGTTTCAGTCCGTGACAGAAGCAATCTTACAGAATTTTGACGATAGATCCGTTCCAAAGAAAAAGAATCCTGGTAGATCACCAGATATGGTCATAGAACAGAGAAGGCAAAGGCTTTATAAAAGACAATTAGATGGTTTGCCAACTAGACATCTTGTTTTAGAACATTCTTCTAGAGAGGGTATATGCGTTAAAACTGCTTGGAACGATTGGAAAGAGGTAACAAAGTGGAATGAAGAGGATTGGCAAAAGGATAGAGAGAATATGATCGCTAGGCTTCAAGCTATGAGGGTTAGACTTTTTGATAAGGCTTGCAAAAAAGGTCAGTTCCAAACTGCTGCCCAAATATTAGACTCCTTAGGTAAAGTAGTAGGGGAGAGTGTAGAGACTGTGAACATAAATGCTCCAGAACTAGCTATACGAATAGAAAATCAAAAAGATAGTTGACACTATTGTAGTATTGTACTATAATAAAT